ACGAAGACAAAAAAAACCTTTAATCTCAATTTACAATATCTGGATAGAAAGGTACTCTGCACCACAAAATCTCCCGAATAAACTCTTCAAAATATCTTCTAATGGATATATGTTCAATAGATGGCATCTTGGATGCAAAAGAGATCAATCAGTTTTTTTCATGTATATTATGATAGGACAGCATCCGGTAAATAGAAAAACAGGTCGCAAGATTTCAATACATATTTCAACTTCAATTTTTTATTTTTTTGTAACATTAACTCATTGATCTCCTGAGAGCTTAACGGATTAGGATTTGAAATAGTTCTGTAAGATAATTCACAACTGCGGATGACCTGTCCAATCGTAGCTAGTTTGTGAGAAACATGAAATCTCTTTTTACAAATTAATTTATTTGTATGGTTTTCACTAATTCTCCATTGATTAATTATTCCTTTATTATTGGCCAAGGCATAAAAATATATTTCTTCATATACATGTTTGTTAATTATCGCATCCATTAGTCGAATGTAATCCTGGTCACCTAATGTTAATGCCAGCCAAGTTCCTATTCCGATTACTAATGCAAAGTAATTGTTCATATTAGGACTTGATGGTACCTTAATCTTGCGAGGATGAATTACAGTCAATTCAAAAATTATATTTGTTAACTTACACAGTTCTGATACCAATATATTTAATAAGTTTGATCTTGTATTGGTCTGCAAGATTGCACATGCATCACTTGTTAAACTTCCTGACATCACAAATAATGTCGATAGATCAAGAAATGGATCTGAAACAAGATGTATAGGGATTCCATTCATCAAATCTTTCCGTTTATATATGTTCAATGCTCGATTTATTTCTTTTGTTAAGGGTACATTTGCATATGCTAGATTAATTAATTGTTGTCTCGTGTCTAAGCTAATAGAAGTTCGACTTGTAACTGGATATGCTTCTAAGTTTTGACACAACAAGTAAATTTCTGATGTTTTAAATGATGAGAACTCTGTTGTCACAGCTTTAACACTCTTAAAGTGTTGACACAATTTAAGGAGCATTTCAGGATAATTGAGAAGCCTGTCTAGATAAGTTTTATATATAAGCGTGTTTTGGTTTGTTGTAAAAATTTCATATAAATGTGAGATTAACAAATTGTCTATCTTTTTGATACTATCTACATCAGTGACTTCCATATCAAAGACAGCTAAATCAATTTTGAGGTTAAATTCATTCTTAAGTCTCATAAAGTATCTCCAGGTCTGAATTTCCCTCAAGTCACTTGGTTCTTGCCAGACTGTGTCGAAATTAACACATCGAAACTTCATGTCACCCATGCTTGCAACAGCTGATGGTCCTGTAGGTCTGCTTCCACTAAGAATAGAGTCTTCTAACTGAAGTAAACTGTTGAAGATAACTTTTGATCTGATGTTGTATCTTAAACATAAAGCACTGATTCCTCCCGACCCATCACCCCCGATAAGAGCATCATGATATATAACTGAATAATTTTGTAATATACTCCTAATTTTATAATGCGCACCAGTAGCACATTGGAACAACCTTAAACCAGAGATTATAGGATTTCTATGTTGAACCACATCTATATGATTACAACTGATCTCATTGGCCACACAGATTATATCAACCTCGTTTACATATCCTCTGCATTCAGGCCCCCATGAGGATGAAAACTGATTGATACTGTAGTCAAGTTTAGGCAATGAAAACTTACAGGAATGTCTCACTTCACTCTCACAAAACCTCAATCCAGATATGTAAAAGTTAAGAGTTTCTGATGGTAGGTCATTGTTATTTCCTAATATATAATCTTCTTGATATCTCTTAATCAATTCCTTATCTTTCTTTGTTAGTGATTCTTTGAATAATAGTTTCTCAACATGCAAAGAGATCCCTAATGTACACAATAGTTTCGGTGATCTAATATCAGCAAACACCCAAACATATTTGAGCTCACTGTTGATGTTAGAGTCTTTAAGTTGGTATTTAAGATATGACCTAGCTAGAGATCCTAAATCCTTTCCGGATAATGGATAAGAAGGGGGGATCTTATGTGGTGAATAAAATAACTCACTATGCAAATTCCCAGTACTAACGAATTGAATGAAATCAGTGTCACAACTAACTTCCTCAATCAAGTAGTATAGAGTTCCGTATAACATGGAGCGTGACTCCTGTCCACTTATGACATTCCGTCTGTGAGTTAGGTGCACCGCTGATATCAACTTGAATCCTCTCAATAATCCTCCATAAAAATATGATGGGTCAAGTCTGGTTCTAATACTCAATGGAAACAAATTATTGTCTGATTGAGCAGTGTTGGATAAAACTTTGTCTCCGAATAAAAAACCCAGGATTAATCCGACAAAATAACACTTACTAGTGTTGGTTTCCAGATCCCATTCTGTTGAGTGATTTTGTATCTCACAGATTTGATTATTGAAGCCCCAAGGTAAATCAGGGTCAGGTCTCCATTGTTTTAATAATTCATAAACTGGTTTAGGCTTCAAAATCCAGTCGGATTCTAAAATAGGTTCTTGAATCTCTCTTAGACATTTTTGACAATTTAAATGCATATGATAAACTTGTGAATTGGACCCGTGCAAAGATCCAACTGTGACTTGTGAGAATACTATTGAAGCTTGAAACATGAAGTCATAATTAGCTTCGTCTAAACCAGTCATCGTGTCTGTTGTAATAATCATCCATGAAGATTTTGTGGGACTACACGCTGAGAATCCTCCATTGCTGATTCTTGCACATCTAAATCGATGAAGAGCAGATCCAGTTCTTTTGAAACCTCTCATATAATTACCCCAATTTTCTCCTGTCAAAGATTCTAAATTGTTTATTATTGACTCACTTAAATTAGAATCTTCCCCAACAAACCATGAAATTACATCTCTTAGTCGAGCTGCACGTTTGATGATTGGGATTTTGGTTTCTTTTTCCCAGGGTTGTAACACACTGGTCCCTTCATTAGTCGATGACCCTAGATATGGTTTGTAGGGGCCACCTTCACAATAGTAATTAGTAACAGGTATTCCTCTTGGAGTTAATATAGATATATAACATTGCGAAAGCTCATTCCTATAACAATGTGAACACTCCCCGTTGATTACATACCCAATTTTATGCATCTCGATAGGATGCGGAACGGTCATTCCTATTATATCTTCATTCCATGACAATTTTCTTAATTTATCGGCCTGGGATGCGGAACATGTCCATATAGAATCATACTTATTGGTATGGGTCTTAATGATCAATTTAAGACAAGACACTATTCCGATCACTTCACTCTTTATTATAAGATAATCCACCTCTTTCAAACACTTTGTTTTAAAACAATTTCTGATTGTTCTTGAGTTAGTAAATAAACTAATTAGATTGTTTGATAAACCATAAAAAGTAGATGAGGCCATTTCAGAAAGGAATCTTGGAAATACAGGCTTAATGGATTTGAGCCAAGCGATGAGAGCTGGCTCCTCTTCTTGAATTCTAACTGTTACATCATGAATTATTCTATTTTTAATATTATGTGCATTATTTATTAAACTAATCTTGATTTGTTCTTTGATCATGTTTGTTGAGCTAATTCCCTTCGGTATATTTAAAGACTCGGGTTTTTCCACTAATTTGAGAAAATGATCATCACTGTATGTGGCTAAAGAGGGATTCCCAACCTCAAGACAAAGATTTTTTATTATGTTATTATCACAGTTTTCATAAATTAACTTCCAGAAACTAAGTGATTCTGTTACTGGATCTGCAAAAGCTCTAATCAAAAACCGATTTAATGATGTCCCTCCAATGCCTCCTAATGAGGGATCTAGATATAAAAGGATGATCTTAAAGAGAGGATGTTCCATCAACCTATGTTGAACGATGTATTTAGATGGGTCACCGCGAATTGCCGGATTATGTTGTGCAAGAACTTCAAGTACAATAAGTCCAAAAATCAAATGTCCAAGTATTGCATCATGTGGTGTTTCTGAGAAGTTTCCAACCGTCATAGCATTAGTGGAAACTGACGCTAATAGAGTTCCCAAGCTTGGAATTTGGTCATTACTGCTGCAGGTTACTCTGGACCACCTTTTTGTTGCTAGACCTAAAATCTTGCTTCTAAAAATTATCACTTTCCCATAATTTGCATAACAGCATGATTGTATGGTCTCATCCATATTAATAACCAAACCGATCTTTTCTGCTCCTTTCATAACAGCGTTCATTATTGCATCATTGTTATCCTTGGCCCTGTTCATGTTATCTAATAACTCATCATCTGAATAATATGGGTCTAGAAAACAACTTGTAAATATAATCTGGTTATCACCTTGAGCCAATATTTTTATTTGCGAATTTCTCACCTTCGATTCCCTCTCAATCATCAAATAATTTAACACAGACCAACCTTTTTGCCTCAACCCTTCTAAACCTCCTAGTTGCCCATTCCAGCAAACAATGTCACTCCCTCGATTCTCTAATGTGTTATTTTGGACGATCATTAAATCGGGTCTTTGAGGATAATAAATTAATGATTGTTCAAAGAATTGATGAGTTCGCTCAATTAATTTTTCATAACCCAAAAACTGACCCATCACTTTAAAAACATAACGATTTGAATCATATCTTTGATAATTATTCCATTTTGTGTAGTCCAAACCATTTGCAATGTTAATTTTTTTGATCTTAGAGTCCCCCTGTCCGGTTGTCCTATCTAATAATTTTTTAATTAGTCCCTGTAAGTCATCTGCCATAGTCAAGCCATTGAATAAACCAATAAAATGTTCTTTAATTAATAGCTCAGTCATAACAAAGTAATTTCTAAGATTCCAAGTCATTAATGAAAAAAATCTCCCAGTTCTTTTCATCTCTCGTTCCTTTGGTTTTAACCCAATTACTAAATCTTCTTGAGGCAATCCAAAATTATTTATTGATGTTAAAAACTCTGGCCAATTTACATTTTCAGTTTCTAAAAGGGTATTGAGAACTCTCTTGGTTGGAATTGGTTTATCTGAATGATAGCGGACATGTTCAATAACTTGAGATCTTGTTAAGCTATGAGACTTGTCTGAATAAATCGAGGACAAGTCAATCATATCAGGCAATTCAAAACATTTTGTTAATGGTAACTTGTGCCAGTTGTCACCAAACTGTATTCTCGTCTGAGGATTTGGCCAAGTATTATTTTTGATGTGATTGTACAATAAATTATTTGGTTCCATTCTTTGATAATCCACATACCACTTCTTATCTTCTTTGAATTTCTTTTTTAAGACTTTGAAAGCCAAATCGCTGGCTAAGGCTTGGCAATAATCATCATCCACTTTGTGCTTTTCATTTACCAATCCTTCTAAATTCTTTAAACCTTGTAATACTTCGATTGGAGGATGTCCCCAATGTCTGAATGATCCGTAAAAAACTAATATCAAATTTATTGATGTAGTGCTCATTATGTGATTAAACCAATTCTTGGCCAATGGATATCCATCAGTAACGAGATAATTAATGGTGTCATTAACATGATTTCTAAAGGAAGTGAAATCATTCATTGGTCTAAAGTATTTGAAGCTCTCATCACAAATCCAATTGTTACAGATCATTTCTAATGTCTTAATTATATCATACCCCTCTGACCCGTATGTGTATAGTATTTTATCTCCCAAGCTATATAATTGCCTTAAGTAATCAATTTCAACATCAGAATATTTGTACTCACTTTGTAAACATATCATAGATAATATTGTCTGAAATCTTCCAACTAGTGTATCCTTAATCATCAATGTGGTATTCCTATCGAGAAGAATGTTATGTGAGACTAACAGTATGAATTCACCTGATAATGCAAAAGTCCCTAAAGTCTTTGTTTCTCCAGAAAAGTACAAGATTTCACCATCCAATTTGAAGGCTTTCCATCTTTTCTTGACACAGATATTTTTTTGTTCCATTACAGTTTTTGCATTCATCAGATTGACAATGAAAAATAAGTCTAAGAATATAGAAAACCATGATAAATCCTGATCTAATAATCTATCTAGGCTGTTTAAAACCTCTAAGTGTGTTACAGGAGGTTCTTTGTTGTACCATCCTTTATAAAATGATCTAATGATATTATATATGAACTCAAAATTGTCAAATGCATTAATAAAAAAGTTCCTTCCGTCTTCTGGGCAATGTATAGTCGAAATAAGATGAGGCCAGATTTTGACCAATTCTGAATAGTAAGGTAAATCATCTACATTAACCATTTTAAAATTCGCCAGCATCGTTTTGATTTTAGGATAGTCGAAGCTGTAGAAAATCTTCTCATAAGGGAGACCTTGACAATATAAGATGCAATTGTTTAGCTTTTCAGGTGTAATGGGAGAGTTGAGATTATAATCAAAAGAGTTTATTAAATTTAATGAACAGTAATCGGTGGAATCAATATCCTCGATTCCTTCATCACCTAGCTCTTCTGAAAAGTCATAATCATATCCACCATCTTCGAAAAATTCGAAATTTGGATCCATTTTAGATCTGTTGTTTTTTTCATGTTATCAAATTATGATTTAGTATCTGATTGGAATCCAAAATTGTTCATGTATATGGGAGATTCTATCAGAATCTTCTTATTCCCCTCCTTTTTCCTGTCAGATCTATATCGAGAGAGTATTTTCCTACCTTTATGTCTCAACATTGCTATTCCTTTACAACAATTCTTAATTAGATTAATGACATAGGCACAAGATTTGAAAAGTTTGATTGTCACTACAAAGACCAAAATGATAATCAAAACTAAAACAATTGCTTTAATTTTGAACCATAGATTATATGCCCACCCAGTAAAATCTTCTTTAATCTTGAAATAAATTTTTGTGAAAATTTCCGTCCCTAATCTATCCATCGATAGAGTCATAAGGGCTGTTGTTTTTTTCAAGGTGATACAATTACAATTCTGGAAGGTTTTCAGTTGTGACTGGATTTTTGTGAATTACACATGAAACGGTGAGTAAATCTCCCCTCTTGTCTCAATATTTTCATATAAATCCTCGTTGGCATCTTGTGTCTGTTCAGCTCTACTATGCGGTTTTTCATAATCATTCAATTTAATCTGTTTAATAATTGGAGTATTCTTGGGTTGCTTCCTGCATTTTCTCCATATTTTTATGCTGACTAGTGTCCCAATAATAAATAATGCTAAAGAAATCATTGTTTTAATAGTTCCACCCACATTCGAAAAAAAGTGTTCCACTGTATCTTCTATATTGCCGATCCAGTTTCTGATTCTTGTAGGGAAATCAGTTCTGTTAATATGTCTGTTAATTAAGTCATCTAATACATCAATGTCTTGTTTATCAGAACCAGTAAAATTCTTTCTAATATTGTGTTTAGTTGGATGTTTAAAAAAGTGTACCTTATGTTTTGTACTGTAGTAACTAGGCAAGTCCCAAAGCAAATTACTCGTAGACGGAAATCTCAATATTTGCTTCTTGAGATCATACATAATTCCATTGACACCAATTCGGACTCCTGGATGTTCATGAAAATTGGCTCCTCCAAATGAGTGACGTGTCCAAAATCTCTTCCCATTCGATAATCTAGAATTATTGTTAAAGAAAGGTCCAGGAGAATCCTCACATGATACATTTCTGCTGTCATTAAGTTGCGTGAAATCATGACACCTTGCTATCCCTAAATTTGCAAAAGTCAAGTTATCTTGTAATCCTAAAATTGTAACATTGGGTTCTGGATATTTAGAAATATTTACAAAGCCTCTGATGTCTGCATCATGTATATGTATCAACTTATAATCACATTTCAATGTTTTGACATAGTACTTAGATGCATTATTATGATCTTGGGAAAAGTAATATGCAAGTCCTTTTCCTGGATGTTTGGGCGTTAGGTAACTCATGTCAAGAACATTAATATGATGTGTATTTCTTATTTCAGCCAATCTGTTTAGACACATCATATTGATGCTTCTTGATTTCTGACGCATCTCGAGCCCCTCTAGATTGATTTCAAGATCTTCATAACCCACTTTTTTGCTTTTTTGAACATCTGTTAAGTAATCACCATGAGTCCTATCATCACAATTATACACATTGTGCAGAATAGTGTGATCTTTAGTTAATGCATGAAGTACACTGTATTTAATCTCCCACCAAGAACCATCCGGGAATAGATATCCATCTCTTCCACAGAATTTCATATGACACAAGTCTGTCATTAGGATGTGCCCAATATATTGAGACTCAATAACTAATCCAGTCTGGACATAATTGAAAGTTGTACTAGTTTCTTGTATCTTCCTTTTTGAGACCCAGCCATAATAAATATTGATTGGATGACATTCCCAAGTTTCATTATTACATCTTTCCATAATGTCCGGTTTAAGATTGCGCAACCAATGAGTTTGGTGAGATCTAGTTATGCAGAAGTCATTATCACAAGTCTCAGGATCAATTAAAGGGTCCTTTATTTTCCCACTATAAGGGTCTAGTATAACCCCATGAGGTTGGATATTAATGAACGTAGCACGTTCCTCATTCACCGCAGACCAATAACAACTAGGGGCTGGAAAAAAGGGTTCAACATGTTTTCCAAGCTTATATGTCGCTAATGCCTCCACGCATTCATCTTTAGTTATATGCTCGTGGATAATATGATTTTTCACTGTCTTTGAGAAGTACCAAGTTTCTTCACATGCTGTAACCCATGTATCTTTATAACATAAGAATCCATCCTCGACATCTTTTGATAAAGGATTTGGTCTACACATAGTTCCTGCCTCAATTGTGTCTTTGTTATCCAAATTGAAAGTATTGAAATCTAAGGGACATGTTAATCCATCTAATGTCATTTCAGGCCCAGGATTGCAGTTAAAGGGGTAGTTATACAGCAGCTGGGATAAAGTGAGTCCCAAGCAATTTAGAATTAAAGCTACCGGAAGATTTTTTATAAACATTTTTTATTGAAGACTTGACCAGCTAATGGTTTGATCCTGATTAATAGGACTGTTATTTTTTTTCAAGGAATTCCATTATAGTTTGTATCCTTATGAGATCATCACTCATGCTTTAGAAGCATAGAACGTGCGCTTAACTTTCATCTTCTTGGGTTCAAGTAATCTATAGACCAACACTTGAGGATTTTTTGTGGCGTCGAATCTGTACAGACTACTCTTCCAGACTTTTTCAGATACCCTTAACCAATAACATTTAAAGATAACACTTATCGAACCTGGCCCAACTTTGAATTCAGATTTAAATTCATTTTCGCCGGAGAGAGTCCAATTAAGAGAGCTGTCAAAAGCTAGCTTTATACAGATTTTCCCTTCATTGACCAGTCTGATATATGCATAATATCCAGATCCTCTTAAGTCAGCTCGTAGGATTGATCCCAAGAAAACTTTTTCAAGATCGTCTGTGGTATGATTCCCTGAACGATCCAGTTCCAATCCATGGCAGATGGTATTTACCGGAACTCCGGGTACCCCATCACTTGAGATGTCATAGTAATAGGATACCAGAAGGTGGGCTTGAGAGGTCATGGTTGAGGACTGTTGGTTTTTTTCATGCAAAATGGCAGTATTGTATTGTGACGCTGTTGGATTAAGTGTCGCCGGACATTTGTTGCTTAATGTATATATTAACCAATTGAGATATTGACCTTATATTTCTGGATGTAAAAATGATATTTAGTATGATGAAAGTAATTATACTTGGCAGGAATGATGTTGGCAAATTTTTCAATGCATTCACAAATTGTTTCATCAACAGTGCACATGATGTCTCCTGATAGTTTATGTCCTACGAAGGTTACATCCACCATTACGTAAAATCCACTTCTTTGATCTAACCAATGACAAGTGATGGAGTCAGCCCAATCACTCTCAGGGTTATTTAGGCCATCTAGAATCACTTTTATAACTAGATGAGCCTCACCTTTTGCTCCTGTGGGATCCTTCCAAAAGTCCATAGTACGGAAAGCATCTTGAACTGCCAATGGGATAGTTAATGAGTTAATTATGAATTTAGCTGGGTTATTCAAATTTGTTGGTAGAGATTGTAATAGATTCAATACTGTATTGTCATAATCCAGTTCAAACATCACTGACGACCTTAGCTCCACCTTGCATGTCAGCATCCAGCTTTGCTCCATTTTAGCACTGTTAGTTTTTTTCGTGTTTAAAGATCAGTTTCATCACTATCACTGGCATCGATTAGGTCATCAGTGTTAGACATTTTATGTGTTATTAAGTACTTGCCTCGTTTTTCCTTTGCTTTTAGATTGTAAGGTAAAATCATCTGATCAAAGTTTGGAATCTCTCTATTATCAGGCATTTTAACTTCGTACACATCTTTGATGGATTTCCCTTTCCGGTCTGTGGGAGATAACTCAATGTTGATGATTATGTTGCACTGATTGCCTTTATGAGTAGCTGATAGATTTTTCTTAAATGAGTATTTTTTGTTTTCTGGGGCAAAATTTTTGTTGATATACAATGTCAAAATCTCAGTAAATCCATTGTGGTATCTATTAACACTGCTTTTAACTCCATGATGATCTGGCTCCTTAACCAGATGAGTGACAATGGTTAGATAGACAGATACTATCCAGGGTTTTATGAGTAATTGCCCATCATAGGAGTCTATTAAACATGATGCAATATTGATGAGTTCCTCAAAATTCCTGATTGCAGCTCTTGATATAATCTCCACATTACAATCAACTTTATATGTTGTTGCTATGTAACTGGAAGATGTCTTTTCCGCCGGTGCAGTTGGAGACATCAGATATTGAAATGTTTCTGTTTGCTTGACTGGGGGATCTGAATCATATACCCATCTTAACATCAATGATCTTTCATCATCACTTGCTTTGCTCTTAGAAGAGCCAGATGAATTAGATTTCCTAGATTTAATTCCTTGCTTGATTCTTGAAAGCATGGTTAGGACTGTTAGTTTTTTTCATGATTTACCATTTGGCTTTTAACTTCATTGCCCTATAAATCCCAGAGGCCTTAAAAATCATATCTATCTTCTCTTTAACAGAGAGAACTTTGTTCTGACAGTCTACATTTGCGATTTTATTAACATTTAAGCTTGGATTGTTAATATCAAAGTAGTATGTTCCCTTGATATTCCGTTTTTCAACATAAAACCCTTTTGTTATGAAATCAATGAGTTGATGAACCTCAGGATCCTCATCAAATGGACCGTCATCATTGATGTCTTCAAGGTTTAATAAAGCATCATCCTCGTTTTCCTCCTTTTTTGGTGTGCACTCGAACATCTCTTTTTGATCCCTTGTAGTCCATTTTTTAGTGGGATAAAAATAGTATCCCTGATTATCTTTGTCAACAACATAATCTGTATCTTCATAAAGTCCATAGTACTTGAAGAAAAATTGGAGTTTGGGAATTAACAAGTTGTAATTTCCTGGAACCTCCAGTAAAGGATACATCTGTGATGGATATACTGGTCGATTTTCTGGAATTTGGTGAATATTTGGCCCCATGTCGTTATCCTCTCTATCCACCTTGTAGATCTTGTTATCTTTAGTTGTATTAGGAGAACACTTATCTTGAACACCACTAGATATGGAAGGAAGGACAAGATTTGGTCCTCCCGATGATTTTTGTGGATTATCTTCCCCATCTGATTTATGTTGAGATTTCCTGGATAAGTCAACAATAGAATCTGCCCAATCATCATCATCATAAGATGAAGCAGATGATGCACGAGTACGATAATTTAATTCTCGAGTGTCCAAAAACTCTTTTAGATCTTGCTTAGGATTTGTAATGTCGTCGCTTATCTGTTGATCAATGACTTCATTAGGATCCACTGCATCAGATGTATTACGCAGAACTTGGTCTGTAACATAAGGAATGGAGATCCTGTGTCGCTTCATTTTGGAGCTCTGTTACTTTTTTTCATGTTAAGAGAGGGTAGTTTGAATATAGGAACCAATGGTTCCAGTTCTTGTGTTTTGAATTTTTCGGCATTCTCTTGTGATTGAATCTTTAATCACATCATCTAGGGTGAAGTTATTGAGCTCCAGCCATTGATACCAATCATCAGCTGAGTCTGTATTTGGATGTTGTGTGAGGTCTATATAATCTGATCCATTACCTTCGTTGTCATCTTGATCCTCCCCCAGGTATAAGTGTTTATCTTCCTCTTTTACAAATACCTTCATGAGGCTACCTTTGTTAAATTTAACATATGCAGTTAACATAGCAGATATTCTGATATTTGGTAACTCATTTTCATTTACCATTCGTGCGTGCAGTGATCGTTGTGAATGCATTATGGAGCCAATCATATGTATCCAAGTATAAGTTCCTCCATTAACTGATGAGGAGTATGGGCTTTTCATGGATAGGCCTAAATCCATCAAATATGGAACATATGAATCTGGTTGATCCAATTCTTGCCCTGATTTCATCATTCTGCAAATCTCTTTACCTATAGAAGGCACAAAAATCCAGGATACAATTTCCTCTAGTTCCATTCCAGTTAAATTTTTCAAATGGGACAGAGATGTTAACCCACCACAATCCTTCCATCTAGATGGTATGGTCCCAAATCTGCAGACAGCATGTTCGTGATCCTTAAATTTGTAGAAAAACATGTCACATGCTGCTATCAATTTTGTATAGTTGTAGTTTGCAATCCAACTGTTGTAAAACATTGTGTTATCAATCAATTTGATTGCATTCTGATTCAAACTCAATATTTGGGCATTCATTTTCATCAAGATTGCACTTCTGTGTTGTAAGTTTTGTGTTCGGGCCAATCGATAAATCCCCAGACAAGCGAATAACATCCATGCATCGTCTGACGGAGATACATCATTAGACTTGACTCCGTCTAACAATTTGTCGTCATAATAGTTAACATCCAATATGTCGAGAGGAGTTATTTGTCTATTTTTATTACCAATCAAAACTCCAAATGATGTCCAGTCCTCGTTTAGCTCCCCCTTAATATCTTGTAACAGATGACCAAGATAGGCTAAAACATGTTGTAATTTTAAATCATTTGCTTTGAACCCTCCTTTAACAAGGGCCCTTAACTCAGATAGTCCAATTGGCAACTTTGGTAAGTTAATTTTAGGCTTCTGTTTATTATTTTTCTCAAAATAATCAGAGCAATACTGCACATCGATAGTGTCAGATGGTGCAGTCAATTTAATAGAGGTTGAAGTCACTAAGCAATGCATGGTGATTCTTTTAGCTCTGTTATCTTTTTTCAGATGAAATGAATTGAAATTAAAAGATTTTGTTTTCTTCGT